ACCACCAGAAGGTTTAATTACCTTATATCCATTTCCTTCTAGCAAGCTAATAGCAGATTGAATCTCTGGAGATGCTGGGGTTTCAGCTTTGACCCCCTTAAATTTAGGTCTTCCAAAGCCTACTATTGAAACCATTACACCTTTTTTATTCTTTTTATATGCACGAAGTTGGCGACAAACCTCTCCACCGTTTCTTTGGCTGCCAGATTTTTTGCTAGTTGTATTACCTTCAATGCACCACACAGTTCCGTCTTCATTATCTTTAACAACAATGCCAACATGTGAGATTCTCTCAACTCCATCTCCAGGGAAATCAAAATACGCTATGTCTCCAGGCTCTGGATCTGCAATCTGAGGATCGTGCCAGCGACCAGCCTTTTTAAATGCTGCTGCTCCAGAGGGTGTATAAACAGTATTTGGCACTTTTACTCCAGCTTGGTCTGCACACCACATGACAAAAGATCCGCACCATGGCTGAAAGTTAGCTTTAGTAAATTTTCCATACTTAGTTTCATTGTCACGAGGACCTTCTACGGTTCCAATCTCTGCTTTAGCAACTTCAATTAACTTTTCTGCTGTACCCAAATCAGCCATTATTTACCCCTTCCAAAAATTCCTTTTTTAACTTTTGGTACACAATTTGGTACCTTTTTACCGCCCTTTGTTTTCCAACCAACTTGCTCATAACCATCCCAGCAAGGGTTAGCCTTATTCACTTCGCTAGCATAAAGAGCACGTAGCTGGGCTTTTGCCTTAGTTTCACTTTCATGGCAACCAACCAATTCATTTGTTCCTTCTTTTATAACAGCATAACCTTTACATCCAGCTGCGCCTTGTTTAATATTCCATGGCATACTATTACTCTTTATCCCAATCTTCATCAATTTCTGTTTCTTCTGGCATTTCGTCATTTGGCTTTCCAGTTGGCTCTGGATTAGTTGGAGCTGGTACTGGAGCTTCTGGTGCCTCTGGCTCATCAAATTTAATCTGGCTTTCATTTCCGCCACTCTTGCCAATTAACAATCCCGCAAGGGTTCCTGTAATAAATGTTGCTACCGAACCTAAAACATTAAAGAACATCTTATCATTTTCAGACTGCTCTCCAATTGGCTGTGTAACAAAAATAAGAGCATAAAGTATGCCCATAGTTGTAAATAATAAAATAGTTCCAAGGATTAGACCAAGGGTGAATTTTAATCTTGCGTCTAAGTCCGATGGAGTTAATCGTGGTCTTTTGGCCATTACTCGTTACCGTTCTGTTGTATAGTTGGTGCTTCCCCCGTCTTGGGGTCGAATCCTAGTATATCTATTGTACACTGTCCCTCAACCTTACACAAGGGTGGGTTGCACTCTGGATTATCGAAATTGGCAGGGTCCTGACATGGATATCTGAAAACTCCATCATATCCACATCCTGACAGCATAAATAGCCCTGCAAGGGCAAGTCCAATTAGTCTTACCATATTGGTAATTATATCATTTATTCGTCTTTACGAAGAGGGATAGTTGCGAGCCAAATAATAGTTGCAGCTATTGTTGCCACCCCTACTACTTGCTGAGCTGTCCCTGTAAGGGTTAACCAAGCAATAAAAAAGCCCAATAGAGTCCAAACTTGAGCAATGCTTTCTTTAACTGCCTCCCAGAAATAGTTCAGGATAGCCTTAATTATTTTCATTATATCCTCCTAGTCATGGCGGCAGCCACAATATTTGATGCAATAATTACTGGCACAATTACTTCCTGCGCCTTTTCTCTTTGATCATCTGTCATATCTTTACCCCATTCTGAGGGATTAGATATTTTTTCAAAATCTATATCTGTTAATGCTGCTATTGGGTCCGCCAAAAATACCTCTGTTTGTAATTCCGTTGTAGCATCAGCTAATGTATATGGCATTACTGCATCTTGATTTTCTTCAGCTCTACTAGAAAATTCTACCACTGCTGCGGCTATAACTGGATTTTCTTTTACCGCCTCCGCAATTATTGCTATTTCTTCAGTTTTAATTCCTAAATCTTTTGCTACCTCTTTCTTTTGTTCTGGGGCTAAAGATACCAATACATTTGCAACCGCCGCCGATTGTTCTGGAGTTAATTTAACCACTACGTTATCTTTACTTGTTAAATTAGCTATCGCAGATAATTCATTTATGGTATTCTTAATAGATGGTTTTGGAGAAGGTAAAACAGGAGTTGGCTCAGGTTCAGGAGTTGGCTCAGGATCTATATCCGTTTGCTGAGGTGAAGGCTCTGGTGAAGGCTCAGGAGTGGGCTCAGAATCAGGGGTTGGCTCTGGCTGCGGTTCATCTGTGGTTTCAGAATCTGGAGTTGGAGTGGGATCATCTGGTTCAGTTTGCTCAGGCGTGGGCTCAGGATCAACAGTTGGTTCAGGGGTAGGTTCAAATGAAGGCTCTGGTTCTGGCTCTGGTTCTGGCTCTGGGCTTGTCTGCGGTGTGGGCTCTGGTGTGGGTTCAAGAGTTGGTTCAGGCTGTGGTTGGCTTGCTAATGCTTGTGCTATAGCAGCAGCTATTTCTGTAGCTAATTGTTTATTATAATATTCCCAGGCGGAAACAATAGAATCATTTACATCTATTATTGATTGGTCATAAGCATCTTCTTTATCTTCTTTATTTTGTAAAGCAGTTGCGGTATTTGATACAGCAGTATTATATTCATTTGTTTTTGTATTTAAAGTTTGATTATATGTATTCAATATATTATTCTGCTCATTATAGTAAGATAGTTTGTTGTTGTATATAGCAAGCATCTGATTGTAATTTGATTGTGCTGCCTGTTGTTCTGCCACCGCCTGATTATAAGCATCTATCTGGGCCTGTGTTGCTCCTTGCCCATAAGAAAAAGTATTAAGGTCACAGCTAAATCCTACGCCCCATCCGCCAGTATAATCACATCCTGCTCCAGTCCATCCGCCAGGAATCGCCCAGCCAAGATGATAGTATCCTGGCCCTCCGCCGTTATACCACCAGATTTCTACATCAAGAGTTTTATCTTCGCTAACGTCATATACTGGAGTATATGGACTCCATGTAGTCCCTTGTTCCTGCCAATTATTTACAGCAAGCACTCCATCAACATACATTCTAAACCCATCATCTGTATACCCTGCAAATTTAGTAGAAGTCCAATGTGATGGGACTGTAATTCTGCCTGTAAATTTAACTATAAAGTTTTCGGATCTTCCACATGTTGCAGACCCAGGGGACATTGAATTGCTATTCCAAACACCAGTGCATGCGACTCCATTAGTTATTGCGTTTCCATAAGAATCTCTTGCAAGGTAATAAACAGTATATTGAAGCCCAGTACTACCAGCATTTTGAACTGCAGATTGTGTTGTTTGAACATTTAGGTTTGCTATATCTAAAGCATCCTGAGCATCATTCTTGTCTTGCAGGGCATCGTTTTTATCTTGTAATGCTACTTCAACTGTGACTGTTTGACCATCTACTGCTGATTGTGCTATATTGACTTCTTCAAGCTTAGCCGCCTCTGTTTCTACCGCCTGATCATATTCATCTGAGGCTTGGTCCATGTCTTCTTTTGCAGAAACAGCAGCATCGTAATCAGATTCTGCTATATCAATTAATGATTGAAATTCTGTTTTATAATTTAAATCTGGGACGCTAGCATTTAATTCTTGTATCTCTGCAGCGGCGGCAGATAGTGGATCTAAATTACTTTGAGCAGGAGTTAAGAATAACCATCCAAACCCTAATATAAAGGCTAATGATAATCTCCATGCTTTTGTCCTATTCAACTAGATAACCCCTTGTTACAAATATTATAACAAGTTAATTATATCATTTAACTATTTTGAATTATCTGTTTTGTAAAACCCTGTACCTTTAAACTGAACGCCAACTGTTCCATAAACTTTATTCATTGCGTTTCCACATTTTTCACACATCTCAACAGAATCAGCTTCTGAAAAAGATTTTGTTATCTCCATGCCAAAATCACATTCGATGCAGGCATATTCATATCTTGGCATATTTCTCCTATATGTTGGTGAGCAGTTTATACACATGCTCAGGTGTATCCTAAGGCGTAACTATTCGGCCCGTGTCCATCTTCATGGACATAACCATTATACCTTATTTGATTTTAATTGCTTTTGGCTTTTTTTCTTCTGGGACGATTCTTTCAATATTAATCTTAAGAATTCCATCGGCCAATTGTGCACTCTGCACCTCCATATATTCAGATAATGCAAATGTGCGAACAAATTTTCTTGCTGCAATACCTTTGTGTAGATAAGATTTTGGAGCCACAACTGACTCTTTTAATCCTTCTACAATTAAAGATCCATTATCAATGTGTATTGATAAATCATCTTTAGTAAATCCTGCAACTGCGAGAGAAATCTCATAAGAATCTTCATCCACCTTTAATACATCATATGGCGGATAAGATTGATTAGTTGCTTCACGATATACATTATTAATACGCTCTAACTCTCTGTTAAAGCCAATAAAAAAAGGATCTTTAAAAAGATCCATGGCAAATTGTGTTACCATTTATTCCTCCTTGAGCGAATAAGTTAAATTAGGTCCCATTTGGCGACCTATTTATATTATATCAAATTATGTAAACTTTGTCTATTAATTAAATATTTTACTATATGTAGGAGCAATCTCAAGATAGTTTATATTACATCTTTTAGGCATAGAAGAAATCCACAATATTGCACTTGATAAATCTTCAGACTCTAAAGCTACAGGCTTTATTTGGTCACTATGAGTGTTTATCGAAGCTGGGCAAATCTCCGTTACCTTTATCCCATAACCAGAATATTCAAGCCTGAATAACTCAGATAATCCACTAACAGCCTTTTTTGAATTACAGTAGCTAGCTTGTCCAATATACGGATATCTACCCGCAAATGATGTTATAAATATAACAGTAGAGTTTTCTGAATTCTCTAAGTTTTTAGTGAACATCCTAGTTAAATACATTGGCCCACTTACATTCAAGGCATAAGCTAAGGTAAAGCTTTCTGGATCTGAATTCACTAAAGTTTTTGGATCTACCCCACCTGCAGCATTATTAACTAATAAATCTAAAGTTATATTCTTATACTTTTCATAAAAAAATTTTATTTGCTCAAAATTAGTTAGATCTAATTCTTCTATGCTGACATTTTCAGATTCTAAATCTTTTATGTTACTGATATTTCTTGATGTAGCAATAACCTTATATCCATTATCAACTAAATCAATTACTGTTTTTCTTCCGACACCATGTCGAGTTCCAGTTACTATTGCTGTTTTCATTTTATCTCCTTTGTGCCCCAAGTTGGGATCGAACCAACGCTTGTACGATTTTAAGTCGCATGCCTCTACCGCTGGGCTATAGGGGCTTGCGATCCGTATCGGACTTGAACCGACGGCCTCTACCGTGACAGGGTAGCGCTCTAACCAACTGAGCTAACGGACCACTTAACTAAGAATTTAATATCTTAGCTAATGCATTTATTGTTGCGGCAATTCTTCCAATATCTCTTAATTGCTCAACACTAAATCCTTCTTGTTTTAATGTTTCATAATGTGCTTTAACACAAAAATGACATTTGCCAATTATTGAAGAGGCTAATGAGTATGCTTCAAAATTAGCTTTTGTAGTTCCTCCATGAGAAGCAATTGCATTCATTCTTAATTGTGCAGGAAGACCTGAAAGATTTGGATCGTCCGCCATTTCAAGATATGGATACCACACATTATTTTGAGCCATTAGGGCGCCAGCTGTCATTGCTGCATTCTTTTCGACTTCGTTTGTAGAAGAAGCGGCAATAAACCCAATAAGCTTTCCATTTCCAGTAGCAAATGAGGCTGCCAAAGCTAGGTGGGTCGCTAGCTCTGGATCAACCGTACTACGATTAATGACAGCATCAAGGTTTAATTTTATATCTTTGGCATATTCTGGCAAAGATTCTTTTAGCTGTTCAACCCACATTATAGAGTTTCTCCGCCTAGGCTTCTGTTACACGCACAAAGTTCTCCTGTTTGGAGAGCATCTAAAATGCGTAATGTTTCTTCTGGGCTTCTTCCAACATTAAGGTTGTTTACTGTTACATGCTGAATAACATTATCTGGATCAACAATAAATGTCGCACGAAGAGCAACACCATCATTTG